GCTACGCAATGGCTCAAAACTAACCTTAAAATACCAATGCGCACACAAATGTCTTTAAAGAAAGTATATACAATCTAGGATATCAAGTTTCCCTGATCTCCACAACCGTTGATACTCCAAGTAGCTGTGTCCTACTTGTAGGTGTCGTTTAACTTTGTCGGAAAGTTTGGACATTATCCGATCATACTCGTCACTGAAGACCTTCTCCCCATGCTTTGACCATTCCCGCATAGCAACGCTAACATTCAAGGCCAAGCCTACATCAGGATTTCCGGTTTTGTGGTACCAATTCAACATTTCAGTAATAGAATCCGGTTCTAATGGACCCACATACCGCATAAGGCCCTCATCAAAGCGAAATCCTCGTTTCAAGAAAGTGACTTCTTGAAGGGTTCGGTAATCGGAAAATGTGTTCTTATTCTCATCGGTGTATATCATGCCAATTTTCTCAAATCCTCTCGCCATTATTTCCTGAGTAAATTCATCTTTCACTTGGTCGCCTACGGATATGACATTGTCATCTCCATAGGCGATCATGCTTATAGTTTCATTAAACTCCATCATCGAGCGATCAGTCTCAAGCATCCATACTATTCTGGTTGCCACTAAGTTGTAAATTGAATTAATCATCACTGTCAAAGGAACGCCTGAAGGTAGGCTTTTGTTCCATTGATATACCTTCCCCTCACAAATGTGAAATGAAGATACGACATCCTCAAACAAAACATCTCGAATGAGACGATTTTGTTCTCCGTCATTGTACAGTTCCTGAAAGATCCAGTTACAACTACGCAATATCTCAGCGTTAAGTGAACCATCGTAGTTGGAAAAATCACCAGCAACGATATTTTGCCCTTTCCCCTCAAGCCTTCGGGCTAGACGATCCCACATGATTGAATGGGGATTTATTCCGACTGCAATACCATTAAAGACGTGGTTATGCATTAAGAAGGCCATCATCGGGAGATAGAATTGTCGAATCATTATGACCAGGTCCATTGGGGCTGCAGAGAAAAGTCTGGTCTTACCTTGCTCCACTTTTGCTTTCGGACGCTTCTCGTCCTTCAGCGTATCAATGTAGATATTCATTGAACGCTCACCTCTCGACGCTTTAACGAGTTTGGTCAGAACTCTCTTTTTAAGACCTTGCATCTCCGGACTTTCCAACCGAAAGTCACCGTCTATTCCCATCCAATGAGATTTCCCAGGTTCTTGTGGGGATTTCTCAAAGACGAATGGATATCCGGGACTACTGGATCGTGTGATTGATCCCATGTACTCGTCGCCATCAATTCCTGTCACTGCTTCTTCAAATGTCAAAACTTTCTGATAATCTTGTAACTTGATATTCTCGTGGTGCGATACCTTCAATTGTCCCAATACATCACTCGCAGCTACATGCACAAGTTCGTCCCACACGGCTAAAGATGGTAATCCAATTTTCTCCATGGATTTCTCCAAGGGATCAATCTTTGTCCCATCTTCTGCTGTAAAGGGACGCAAATGCGCAGGAGCTTTCTTTGATTCATAAATTTGTTCATACACTTCCGTCTTCTGAAGCTGGGTCTTAGTTGCGGCTGGCACAGTTGGAGCAGTACCTAAAGGTATGAAATTCTCTACGTTATGCAGATGACATGCTTCAAAGAACTCTTCCTTAATAGTATCGTCTGGTGTCCACGATATCTGATCTTGTGACGAGAATCTCTTACAAATCGCCTCTAAATCTTCCTTAGCTACAGCTGCGAACACAGTCATATCCGACGCTCCCGCGACGAGAACTCCACACAATTTCCCTGCTAACATTTTGTTGTCAGCGACAAGAACGTTTCCGCAATCACCCTTAACAGCGGCATAGGTATTCACGATATAGTTTTCACGATACCAGAATATCTCTCCACCACCTTCAGGCTTTCGGGGAACATCCTCGGACCAACATGTGCCTTCAATTTGACGATGTATGTCAAAGAACCCCCCATCAGATGATGGGCGGTAATTGAAAACCACATTGGATCCAGAAATCTTATGAAGATCCTTGCGAGATACGAAATTACCAACACA